CAGTCGGATCTTCCATTATAAACACAAGTAACTAGAATGGGTTTCATATCATTTCGTATCTCAAATATTCAAAATCTTCTTTATAGTAATTATTAATTAAATCTAACGTATCTCTTCTTATTTTACCTATTAGTTCATTAGTATTAATACTATTTTTATTCTCATGCGGTAAACTAGGAGAGAAATTAAATTTGTTAGCTAAAGCCTGAAAATCGTGTTTTAAATTTTCAAAACGTAATACAGCGTCATATATTATATTATTAAAATACCTCTTTTGTGGTATATTATGATCTGTTAACTGTAAAGGTATTCTATCTATAAAGTCGTGAAATCTATCTGGTGTAAAACTACCTTCTCTATAAGTAAATTCTGATAACATCTTAGTGTAAGGGTTTCTTACTATAGTGAACTTTTTACTTCTTTTGTATAAATCTGGGTAATGTTGTTCAATTAGATCAGGAGTAAAATGCTGAGGGGAAAAGAATATATTATTATAGAGTTCCTCAGTATAATTAAAACACTCATCTCTTTGTTGTTTATCAATACCAAATTTCTTTTCTATAGAAAAACCACCAGTTTTAGGTATATGCACAAACAACAAATTATGATCTAATATAAAAGGCATTTAGTTGTATTTAAACGGTTGAACCTAAAAGTAAATGTACTAATATTAATGTATGATTGATGAACAAAGAGTGAAGGAATTTCTGTTACCTACTGCTAATAGTTCAGTTTCGTTGACAGAAGAACAACAAAAAGATATTATTGAAAATGCTGCTAAAGCATATGAACAATTCCTAGACGCTTTAGGTTTTGATTGGCGTTCTGACCCTAATAGTGATAATACCCCATATCGTGTAGCAAAATCATTTGTATATGATCTTATTTCTGGTTGCTATAATGCACCTCCAAAAGTTACTTCGTTTCCATCTGATGGTTACGATGGTATAGTTGCTCAGACTAACATACCCGTTAAGAGCCTCTGCAGTCATCATCATCTTGCGTTCACAGGTCGAGCGCATGTTGCTTATATTCCTTCTCTTGAAGGACGGGTAATTGGTCTGAGCAAACTAAACCGTATTGTTGAATATTATGCTCGTCGGCCACAGATACAGGAATCGATGACAATGCAAATTCATAAAGCTATTGATGAAGTTTGTGAATTGAATAAAGGTGTTGCTGTAGTGTTAAAAGCTACCCATACTTGTGCTTGTCTTAGAGGTGTTAAGCATGATGGTTGTTCGATGGTTACTTCTAAACTATCTAAAGATTTCATGGATGATGTAAAGACTCGTAAAGAGTTTTACGACTTTATCCGTATGGCAGAGTCTTGATTTGAAATTTATATAGCATAAATAATTCCGTGGCTAAAAAAAGTACAGATGATTTAGGTTTTGAAAAAGCTATACTTAAAGTATGTAGTTTAAGAGAAAAAAATCTTTATGGTCCTGCTTCTAAAGCCGCGGATGACCCAGAGACCGGCATTGTTATTAAACAAAAGCCGGCTTTTTTCGTTATTAAGGATTGTGCTACAATTGCTAAACGCTATATGTTTATCATGTGTTATGGTTCCTTAACTGACCCAATTGGACAACTAAAAGGTAAAGTAAGTGTTGAAGATATTGAAAATTTTGTATCAAGAAGTCGTAATAAAGCTAATTATGAAACCCGTCAATTGCTAAATCTTATTTTTTCAGATATTAATAGTTACGTTCCAGGTTTAAGAGAGTCGGGGGTTGATGAGTTAGATATTAACTTTGATACAATTGACGAAGAAAACGTATATGGTGATTACGAAGACTTAGGTAACGAACGTATCAAAGAGATGGAAAAACAACAGGAAATTCAAAAATCCAAAATTGATTTGAATAATGATACTGCTGTTGTTGATAAATTAGTTGAAGTGTTTGTTTTAGATTAATAGTAATAATAACTACCAAAATCACCTGCATCACCTTTGATCATTATGTTAAATGCTAAAGTTATTCTCCAGTGTTCATCAGTATCTTCATAATCTAAATCCTTAGGAAATAAATTATGAGCAGAATGTTGTAAATAAGATGGAAAAATTATTAATGTGCCGGGTTTAAATCTAAAAGATGAATCTTGAGCAAAAAATATTGAAGGTGTATTTTGATAAAATTTAGGTAAAATAACTTGAGTAATGGAATTAGGGTTATAAAAATGAAAACTAGCATAATCCTTTTCATTTTCTGCCTCATTATCCTGAACAACAATAACACCACTAGCAAAACTATTAGGGTGCATATGCCTATTATTTTCACCCTTATCTCTGTATATATTATACCACATTGAATGAATAGTACAACCTTGTATATCTAAATTACAAAATGCAGCATAATTATGAAAAGCTTCTATAATTGATTCAGATACCGGTTTAAAACAATCTAACCTATATAAATCATCCCGTGACTGAAATACTTTATCATTACCTCTACAAAAATCGATGACGGGTTGTAAATTTCTCCATTGTTGTTGATGATAATCTTTAAAATATTCCTCTGATTCAGGACAAGCTGTAGAGAAATCTTCTAAGATTGCATCTTTTACTTTTTGTATAAAATCTGAATCGAAATGTTTTACTATCACAGGTGTGGGATACATACAAAAACAATGATAGTCATTATTATTAATAATAGTTGGGTTTATTAAACCTCTAGCATATCGATCCCAATATTCTTCATCCATGGATGAATTATTATTATTCATTATTATAAAATAGATTATGAACCGTTTTTATCAACGTCTATTAACTTATCTATTTTAGATACAAAATCTTTTCCTATTAAGACCGGGTATTCATTTTCAGATCTATCAGCAATTGAAAAAGGAACGTCTTTATAATGTCTACCGTCGAAAACTATATCAAATAAAACAACAGGACGTTCCTCTTTATTACCAGATCCAATGTGGATAACAACTTTATCCACAACTTTCTTTTTTAACTTCTTACCATTTACAGTTTGAACGATGATAAAGTCTCCTCGTTTATCTATAATGTCACCATGAATAACATTATAAGCTCCGTTACCAGAGTCTACTTTAGATTGGACTTCACCAATATCTTGAATTTGTATAGGTTCAACTAAACCAATTACATCTTCTTCATCCATAGCTATTTCATTTAAGAAATAGTTCCTGTAAATAGTTTTAAAAGTTTTATTCATTTCCTTTTCGTGACTCGAGAATTGTTTTTCTCTCATCTCTAACTACCTTAACCAAATCTGCAAGTGCTTTTCGTGCACGAGTAGATGCAGACTTGTTGTTTTTTTCGTAATACAAATCAACATTTTTAACATAATTTGCAACTAAATCCAAAATTTCTTGTTTTTTTGATTCTGCCATACTATTAATTAATGTTCTTATAATATTTATCTAGATAAGTTGATAATATTAGAAAATATTAAATAATAGATACATGAAGAAACTTATTTTTTCTGTAATGTTGGCTGCCGTTACCTCTGCTGGTAATGCGCAGGTTAGTGTTAATGCAGGCTATACCTCAGATTTTACTATCATGGGTACAGCAAGAGCTAAGGACACAGCTGTCATTGGAGTACAGGGGGTCAAGGATTTAGGAAAAGGTTTCACTCTTTACGGGTTTAATTATTTTCTTCCTACAAATGACGGACGTTCTAAGTCTTATTCACCGCATGCAGGTTCAGGCCATCAGCATGTAGATGGAATAAAGAATGCTCTAGAAACAAGTAGTCAAAATCACTTCGGTGTTGGACTTGCTTATGACGTTAATCAGCTTGGTGCTTTTTCTTTTACCGCTGACGTTCAAGCAGTTTACCACTTGGTAAATGGTCCTCTTCAGGATTCATTTCAATATGGAGTTGGAGCAACATTTGCTAATCTTCCTGTATTGAGTGAAGTTGCTGATTTGTCTATTTATTACATGGAAGATATTGATCTTGATATAAACGGTTTCCACATTGGCTTAAGCCGAGTTTTTGATAACGTTTTGATTGATAATGTCAGCGTCACTCCTAAGCTTGGTGTTTATTTGTTTGATAGCTTTGATGCATATTATGCATCTGCTAAAGTTGGTTATAACAAATATGCAATTAAGCCTTATGTTGAAGTTGCTTACTTTGATAATGATGCAACCGGTGATTTCGCACTCGAAAGCGATGTGCAGTTTACAATCGGTGCAAATTATTCATTCTAATATAAATTAATTCACAAGGCCCGCTTCGGCGGGTCTTTTTTTATGCATCCTCAAGCCAGTTAGCAGAAGCAAAATATAAACCGGAGCCTGATCCAGATTTTAATGGAGTAACAAAAATATGATATTCATCAGAATTACCTTGAATATCATGACCCATTGTAACAAAACTCTCTTTTAAAGTAGTTAAATTAGCTGCATTATCCTTAGATACAAAGTATGTTGCGAGAACTTGACCACCGCTTATAAATTCATAATCACTACCACCTACACCATAAGCTACTGCAGAATCTTGAATTGATGATAAAGTAAATGTACCGGTATAAGAAGGATTTCTAATAATTCTAATTCTTGTATCGATATTAGAATCGGTATTAAGAATATTAAAATCAGAAGGTGTAACAACTGCATTTTGTCTTGTAGATGATAAAGATAACATCAAGATTGAACATTCTGTTCTAACTGGAACAGAAATTTCACTATTATTAGTTGATAATCCGGTGTCGATTGAACGTAACGATCCTTGCTGGCTAACACCACCTTCAGAATTAACATTAGCACAAATATGAAGTAAACGACCAGGGGTATCTCCATTTTGTCTTAATTCAGCTCTTATAGGCAGGTTAGGATTTTGAATAAAAACTGATGATTGGTTATTAGCGGTTTTAACTTCATGGCAATAAAAAGTATGACCATCTGCATTAAACCCAAATCTTATTCTACCGGCACCTAACCATTCAAAATCTATGGTAAAGATTTGAACTTTGGTTAAATCAAGTACAAACCCACTTGGACCGTTACCGTCAAAAGTATCTAAATTCCACGCACTTTGAGGTACTGATATAGTACTATTATTACCAAATGCATTAGAAACGTTAACTGATATAACATTATTGCTTACCTTAAAAAATACACCATTATAGTCACTGTAGTCAGGGGATACCCCAGATTTGAATGCACCGTAAAGCATATCCAAATCTTCACCACCGCTTAATATACCGGTGAATAAAAACTGTTGGGATTTACCAGGTTGGTAACCAAAGCTTTGAAATGTTTGTCTTATAACGTAATCGCTTGCATTAGTAGTATACAAAATAGTACCACTGTCAGGAGAACTAAACAAACAACCTCCAGACCCACTAGAAAATTCGTCATACACAAAATCTCTTTTACTGTATAATTGTTTTGCAGAAAATATAGCTGTTGGGTTACTTACCCTTAGTCTACCAAAAGCATCTATAGAACTATTATCACCAAAAGGCAGGGCATTTATTTGTGATTGAGCTATATCATATGTCAATACAGCGGTTTTAGGAAAGACTTGAGTCTTACTACTTAAATCATTTTCCCAATAGGCAGTAACTGGGGGAAAATTACTATCATTTATAATTTCAACAAATTTTTGATATTCATAGGTTTGGTAACCTCCATTTAAAACGGTTCTTATTGACATAATTATTTTTTCTTCCAATTTACTCTTTTAGAGCTTTTCTTTTGATACATTTTACCTTTTATGCTTTTACAAGCACTTTTAGTAGGTCTACAAGCCGGGTAGCTACCACCTGATTTTTTAGACTTACGTCCACAAGGACCACCAGTTTTACAATTAACCCAACCGGAGAATTTCTTACCAGTTTTTGGATCTGTACCACCTCTTTTAAACCACTGATGCAAATTATCTGAAGCTTCGTAAAACTGTTTAAAAGTCATTTCTTTTTCTTCCAAATTTTACCCTTACGGCATCTAACTATAGCACCTGACTTATATGCAGATGTTTTCTTACCATATACTTTATCAGCACGTGATTTACAACGATCTTCTGATAATAAGATAAGTAATTCATCTATTTTTTTGTTAAAGTTATTCATTTTACCAATTCTTACAACTTAAGTATCTTGCTGTTCCGGGTTTAGCTGAAGAACACTTATGTCTTGCTCTAAAACTTTTACGTCTTTTAGGGTTACTCTTTTTAATACGTCGCTTAGGGTCTCCGTAATGGATCCTTTTGTATCCCTTACCGGATGGATTCTTTACACACTTCATATACTTTTTGCTCTTAAGGTAAGAGCTAGCTTGTTTAGTAGTTTTAGTACAACGACTACCTTTCTTCTCCATTATATCAGTTAATTCAAAGTCCTCGGTAAGGAATGAACATAATGTATCAAAATCCATACAATTATTTATAAATAATGATATGAATAAAGATGAAAAGAGTTTAACAGAACTCTATGAAGCTACACTTTCACCTCTTAATGGTGTTGGTTTAGGTCCTCATGCTCAAGATTCAGCTGGTGGTTTAGGTAGCCCTACATTGACTAAGATTGATATACAAGATGTAGAAACTACTGAAGATGAAGAAAGAGAGCAGATTGATGATCATGAAGTTGATATGGCTAAATCTGAGCTTTATAAATTAGCTGAATATGCTCCTAAATTACTCGATCTTATTAAAAATTATGACGAGTTAGAAGGTTGGGTTCAAGCTAAACTTACTAAAGCTAGTGATTATGTTTCTGATATCTATCATTATCTAAAATATGAAGATGAGATGAACGTCCATAGTCACGAAGTTGATGAGGTACCTTCTTCACCTTGTGGGGGTCCTGCTATTGAAGTGGATATCGATGAAGAACCTCCTGGTGAAATGGGAGAAGGCGAAAGTAAAGAAGAAAGACAAGGCATTAATAACGAAGTTATTAAGATGTTAATGAGTCGTTTCTAAAAATTGTAGCCAAATTTTTCTAAAATATTACCACATCGTTTTTCGATAATATCAATACCCTTCTGATCGTACATAATTTTATAATCAGAAGGGTATTCTAATCCTAAAACGTTTTCATTTGTTGTCTTATTAATAACAGGTAATGTAGTTTGATTATAACCAAACTTATCACAAAGATAAGACCAAGCTTCATTTATTTCTTCAAACTTAAACCATTCATCAATACAAAAGTAAGGGTCATCAAATGTATTATGGTTTTGAGTTAAGTAAATGTTTTCTAAGAAGTTATTAAAATCTTTATAATCATCTAATTCAGCTTTTGAACCATCTAACTTTCTATGTAACTCTCTTTCCCATCTAATAGGTTTCAATACATGAAAGTACATACTAACAGCACGACTAAATGGGTTACGAATGAAAGCAAACTTATAATAATCTTTTATGGTTTCGAACATTTCTGGTTCTCTGTTTAATAACTCTGTATAAGAACCATGCATACCAATATAGATCTTCCACTTTTCATGCTCTTCAGGTTTACGTCCTAATAAACTTGATACATCCCCAAAACCAGCATGTAAAGCATGTCCACCGGTTTTCATTACATGATAAAAACTAGCTTTCTTATCTACGTTAATGTGCATTAATTATAATTAATCGGAAGGTAGATTACTCAACTGTTCAACAACATATTGAACTAAAGATTTATTATCTCTTAATCGTTCCGGTATATAAGGTAATATAGATTCTGGTGTTGGGTTATCTAATACATCTCTAAACTGACTTGCACTTATAGCTTCACCGGTATCACCACCAATAACATCAGCAACTTCAATGTTAACATTGACTCCTTCTGGTACACTCTTAAGAATACCAGAATATCTTGCTTTATCATCACCTTTACCACCCACACCTACTATAATATTATCTCCAGGTTGAGCTTGTTCTCTAACAAAGTCGTAAACTTCACCAACAGCGTTTTTTGCAACCTTTACATTAACGTTTCTCAAACCTAATTCATTTACATAACGTTGTAATATATCAGCTGCTACTTGACCTGGTACATATTTACCAGAAGGTGTTCGTCTACGAGATTTAGGAGACGGATCGGTTACTATAACATTAACAAAACCTTTATCCCCAGCCATTTTTTTGAAGTTTTCAATTAACTGAAAATGACCTTTATGAGGTGGTTTAAAAGAACCAGGAAACAAAACAATATTTCTTCCTTCGGCTTGTTCTCTTAAAAAGTATTGTTTAAATGTGTTAATCATTTTTTATATTTAATGAATTATACCATTCATTGTAATATACTTTAAAGTTTTGATCAAAGTAATTTAACAATGAAGTTATGAAATTGGTAACCATTTTTTCTTTATTGTTTGTAGCAAGATGTTCTGGGTTTGCACAGGTAGCGAATATATCAAACTTAACATTTAACGGTAGTGTGGTTATGAACTCTTCTAACCTATGACCAAATAACATATCATAGATGAAAAAATGAATATTATTAAACTTTTGTAACAATGTTATAAAGTATTGAAATCTAACATTACGAAGAATTTTATCGTAATTATGAAATTCAGTATCCATATATTTTTCGTAACCTTCTTCTAATACTTTGACGGTTTTCATAACATCAAAATTGGTAAATATATCTGGTTGTACTTGAATTAAATCTCTATTACCGAACATATCTATATTGTTATGTTGTATTAGATAGTCATCAGCTCTCGTTACTTTAATACTAGGTAAAGCATTTAAACCAAACTCAGAATCTCTAATTGTATTAAAAACTAACCCATCCATTGATAACCCAATACCATTTTTACCTAAAACTAAATCAGATAAATTTTCATCACCATAATGCACATCAACAAACTTAAGTTTATTACTTTTATCTAAAGCCTCTTTTACATTATTTCTAATACTAGTAGAAAGATTACCATACCAGATTAATTTACCTGATTCAATGTTAGCTTTCTTTCTATCCTCAATTAGCTTTAAAGGGGTTGTATGTCTTAGGTAATATAACTTACGAAAAGTCTCACAAAGGAACCCTTGTTTACAAAATTTAAATTTTCTAAATTTGCTTTCATCTCCTGGGTCAGTAGGGGTGTTATAACCAATAGAATGATAAACAATGTTTGTATAATTTTGTTCATCAGTGTAGAACCAATCAGGTGTATCGTGTATCTCTTTATAATAGAAGTTTTGTTCTTTTTGAAGATAAACAATTAATCTATCACCATAGTAACCAAGTTCCTTTAAATCCCTTTCAACAAAAACCTTTTCATCTGGATGATAGTTATTAACTAAACATTCGGGTATGATTAAAACGGCTGGTTTATATTTTTTGAGTTCGTCTTTTAGAAAGAACCAATCTATTTTGTTAAAATTACCTCCAAGACTAGGTGGTATATAACCACCAATATTAAACTCATATATTACAGGACCATCTTCACATAAAAAGACAATCATATCATAATTGAATATAGTACAATCTGGAGCAGGTTTATGATCACCTAATCTTGCGTGATATTTTACAAATGGCATTTAATAATTTATCTACTAAATCCAGTACCACCAGGATCTTTGCTACTTCTAGGATTAGTAAAGTAAGATGAGAAGTCCATTTTACCACCACCGTAATTAACAGCTGGTGCTGATTGATCTTCTTCATCTGATGCAGGTGTTCTATTTGTTGCAAACTTACCACCCATACCACTTACAATAAACTCACCGGTGATCTTAATAGAGTTAGGATTACCAAATTCATCTTTACCGTAATCAACATCAGTTATAACGATACCTTCATGCTCACTTGTATCGCCGTATTTGTCAGTTGTATAATTACGTAAAATTTCATTACCTAATATTCTTGTTATATGATAAGTTAATGCACCGGCAACAGCATTTGGTATATCTTTTTCTTCAAATATATCACTTAATGGTTGTTCACCATTTAATACCGATAAATAAACATCTTTACTAATTGCACCTCTCATTTTACCGTCTTTTAAACGCACCCGGTCTGATAATGCAGGTATATTCTTAATTTTAGAAATCCATTTTTGTAAAGGTTGTTCTTTTACTTCATTACCATCAAAATTAACCCTAAAAGGTGTCATTAAAGCATTTTGTAAATTAGGTACTCCTTTTTTAGTTACATATATACCAGTAATAACATCAAATCCAAAATTTTTAGCAACAGGTTTAACTTTTTCTCTTAATGAGTCTAAAGCACCTTTATCATAGTTAATAGCTCTTGAAGTCTCTTTAACTTCTGGTTTTGGTTTTAAACCTGGTCTAGTTTGTACACCTTTTCTATCAACCTTTTGAACGAATTGATTGATACCATGAAAAGCTAATATTTTAGCATCACCGTAATTTACAACATTTTCCTGACCTTCGATGTATTCAGTGTTAATAAACTTAGTAGGATCGTTCCACATACCTAAGTCTTTTAATTCATCTACTATTTCAGGTAAAGCAGAATTCATAATAGAAAGAATAGTCTTACCTTTTTCCCTCATACCATGACCTTCAGGAAATCTATTATTAAGAGTGTCAATAGTTATACCTTGAACATCTTCAATCTTTTGTGAACCACGATCTAAAGCAAACTGTCTTTTAAACGTTTTATTTTTTTCGTCAGGTACAAGCTTGATACTTAAATTAACACCATCCAGTTTTACCGTGGACTGACCTTTATTCAGTTTATCTACGGCGTCGTAGAATACATTAACAAGATCACTAAATGTATTAACATTTGGTAAATCAAAAGGGTGTTTCATATGACCAGCAGCTCCGCCTTCGTTGAGCACTGACATATACTTCTCAAAAATTAATTCTTCTTCAAATTTCATGATTTTAGTTCAATACTAACACCTTTAGATCTACTATCTATACCAGCGTCATAACTTAAAATACCTTCTTTACCAAATTTACGAACCAACCTATATGTTTCTAAAAATCTTTCTTTAACATTATCTCCTTTAGGCATAAGTGGTAAAGCAATTAGATCATTATTCATAAACAATATTACTTTAAATCCTTCATGTTCCCTGTATTGTGCAATTTGTAAAGCAGCAATAATAGTCTTCATTTCAAAATAATTTCTATTTACTGCCAAATCTCTTAACAAATCAGGGGTTAAAATTTCATTTAACCCTTCTTTAAAAGCTTTTTCATCATAATTAGCTTCACTACTAATTTCAAGAAAACCTTGTATTATATCCTTTTTATCTAAACCCCAATCATGTAAAAAGAAGTTTGAAAATACTTCAGTAGATGATTGTTTTTTAGTACCTGCAATTTTATTATTTTTTGAATCAATATAATTAGATAATGTATTAAAAAACATTTCTAATCTACTATCAACAGATTTAATTTTACCTGCTGGTATGTAACCACGATTGATATCGTTTTGAAAATTTTTCTTTAATTGGGATAAGTTAGATATATCAGGTGTTTTGTCCAAGTTTTGTTCAAGTTGTTCGATATTATTAATAAATCGATTTATCTCTTCTGCTTGTCTATCGTTAACAACGGATATAACACTTTTAACAAGATAAGTTTTTAAATTATTTCTTGCTTTCCCTAGTAATGCATGTTTAGCCCTTACTTGTTCGGCAGTATTAATATTTTCGCCTTTTTTGTCTTTAAGTAGTTTAGGTAAAGCCTTTACTGCACCGAATGCATTACCCGTTTTACCAGGTCTACCACCAACACCTTTTACCTCTACCTCACCAAAACCTGGAAAATAAAGATCACCAACTTTACCTTTTCTACCATTGGAAAACATTGTAATAGCTATTTCGCCTTTACCTACACCAACATTAGCAATAGAAGGGTTAACATCGGCAATTTCAAAAACAGTATCTTCAGAGTTAGAAAATGCTTCATCTGATGCTTCCATTAACGGTTGTAAAGCAGAAAATGTTTGTTCTAATTCAGCTGCATTAATAAGGTCGTTTAAAAATGCAGTTTGTGATTTTTTATTAGTATGGAATTGTTTTAACGCTAGATTATTAACATCAGAAGTTTCTTCTATAGCAGTCATTACCGGTCCTAAAATTTTTCTAACATACTCTTTACTACCAGAACCTTCACAATTTTCCTTCCAGCCACAATCACATAAAATGTCGTCTACAATTTTAAATACACCACCTGATTTATTAGCAATTGTACGTTCAAGTTGATCAGCTATTTCATCATTAACATAACCGACTATTCTAGATTTTTCATCACCATCTGCTTTGAATAGTATTTGAACATCCTCGCCTATAATTTTTTGTCTTGGTGGTTTAGGCACGGGTTTATACGCGCTATTTGCGTATACATCTGCTAATGATTTGTAGGGTTTGCTCATATTAATAATCTATGTCTGGATCATCAGAAAATGTATTCATGAAAGCCTTTATTTTAGATAAAACTTCGCGACCATTTTCTTCATTAATTTCATCGTCTAAAATTTCGGGTGGAATAGAACCTTCGGTTGGTTCTAAAACTAATGCTTTACGAACAAGTCTAATTAACTCTACTTCACCTTCTGGTGTCATCTGCTTTACTTCAGGTTCAGGCGCTGGTTCAACCGGAGCTGCAGGGGGAGCTGCAGCAGGATCAGGAGCAGCCGGAGGCATAGACATTTGAGCAGTAGGGTCTTGATAAGCTACTTCTTCATCAAGCATTTTATACTTGTTATTAATAAGACCGAAAAATTTGCTTTTAGTTTTAATCTTCATGATGCGTTTCGTAATGCTTGTTCAATACCTTTTGTTTTTTTATTATATACATCGACAGCTTGAGCAATTAATTTAGACCTTGTATCTACTGCTTTTTTAGCTGCTTGATTAGTTTTATATTTTGCAGTACCAAACTTACCAAAAGCACCTATACCTTTATTTTGTTCAGCTTCTTTTTCTACCGCAGAATCAATATTGTATTTATAATCAGTTTCTTTAACACCACCACCACCGGCTCCAGCAGCTGTAATTTCTTCTTCGTCTTTAGCTGGTTTAAGTAAACCAGGTTTAAGTAAACCATCAATCGCAAAATAAAGCTTACTAATATTAGCATGAAGGCTAGGATTATCTTTATGTTTTTCGACTGCAAGAGCAATTACGTCATTATCACTAACTAATTCTTTAATAGCATTTAAAATATCACGTCCTATTGTGATCTTTTCTTCGTCTTCTGAAACATAATTATCAAACCCTTCTTTAAGTGCTTGGTCAAATTTCATATCTATATTTATTTAAAAGCAATCTGTTTAGTTTTTATATTATTGAAATAATCACCTGATAAAAAATTAAGACCATTCTTAGAAGCAAACTTTTTTACCTTTTCAAATGTAAAGTTTTCTACTTTGAATGAATTAACTGTATTAATTATTCTAATTAATGTACCTTTAGCTCTACCATCATCAATAGTTAACAGATGACTAAAGAACTCTAAGCTCTTACTTGAGATAACTATTTTAATAGGTAGTATATTACGAATCTTTAACATTATATTAGTTATTAAAGTCAAATATACAGTCTCATCTATGTAATTCAACACTTCGCTCTCATAAAACTGGGTATTGTTAAAGTAAAGTATGAGTTTATTGTTAGATTTAATAGAATTAAGATAATCAACCGTACTTTTAACAGTAAAGTGCGTAAGAATCTTATAGAAATCTTTATTTTTTTCTAAATTAGTAGTTATCTGAAAAAGATGTAATTGATCTAATAGATCTTTATCGAATGAAGAATGAATATCCTGAAAATCGATTAGGAGTAGATTATAATCATTTAATTCCAATCTCACAATTCAATTATAAGACTATAACCAATTAAGTTCAACTCTTTTTTATTTTACCTAACCGTAAATTAATTATCCCGTTGTAGAACTTATCTTCATGTAACAGGACGTCATTGTCAAACTGCATTTTAGCTTCATAGTAAGCTAACTCTGATTTAGAATTACAGAACCTAACTATTTCGAATACAAATTTATCTTTTCCATACTCAATTAGATCATGATTAACTTTATCAGAGGAAGATGTATAAGTTTTCCAATCTGTTTCTTTTATTACATGTCTGCGGCGAGTTTTACCTTTAAGAGGAGGAAGTTTTGCTACTTTTCTAGCCTGTTTCTTTCCGATATATTTTTTTCCAGTAACAGAATTAGTAATAACGTAGATAAAGCCGAAGAAGTCCTCGGGTATTTCATCTCTTTCTCCATTATAAGTCCAGTGCCCTAAGTTATCAACCATTATTCTGAAAATAAGTTTCTATATTTTTTGAAAATCCAATCTTCGGGGTGTATAAACTCTTTTGCTCTTTCAAAGTTATCTTTTATAGCTTCTTTTCTATCTGTGTAATCTTTTTCAGTTAAATTAGAAACTATATTCAATAATTCTTCTCTAGTATCAAAAGTAATAATACCGTCCAAATTAAAATAATCTTTAATATTAGTACATCCTTTGTAAATTGGAACAGTACCTGTAAGAAAACTATCTACAATTTTATCAGTAAAAAAATATTTTTCGAATACATTTTCTATCTGAATTGAAAACATATAATCTTTTAACGTCTTTATTTTTGTAACATAATTTTTGTATTTTAACGGACCGTAAACTTCTAAACCTTCAATATCTTTAGATTTCAAATAATTACCTGTTTGATATCTAAACATATGACCTTCCCACCAATTTTTATCTGAGAAGTATAATGAAGCTAATTTAGTTTTGTCATATATTTGAAATTCAGATTTATCATTTAATAATGTAGTACCAAATGGGTAAAAATATACATTATCAAATCCTTCATTTAGTAATTCTTCATTATGAGTGAAGATAGCTTTGAATTTTTTCCTAAATGGTTCACTTCGTTTTAAAAATACAATTGGTTCACCAAACCCTTCTGCGGGTTCCCTTAGTATGTAAAACAAATTTATATCTTCAGGAACCGGTCTGTTAAAATCATACAACGTATCATCTTCTTCCCATCTACATAATGGGTGAACACTATAATCACCGTCTTCTTTACGATTTAAAAGAATACCCGTTCTATCTAAAACAAATACATCTTTAATATGTTCATATTTTTCGGAGTCTTTATTGAAGTCTAATGTGTTAGGCACGTTTTCATGTACATCAATATCTCTTAACCTAACTAACTTGACAAGTTCTGGTAGAATACATGCGCTAAAACTATTAAGATTACAAATTTCAAAACCGTCTTCATTTATATTATCAGGATTACTACCTGATGATATCGTATCAACGCATCTAAACAGAATTTCTTTCATATTATTTTTTCTTACTCTTCTTTTTACGTTTTTTGGTCTTATTTCTTCTTTGAACTGCACCTAACGCAAAAGGTCTTCTATAATCCCCAGGAGCATAAGTGTCACCAGAAAATTGTGATGAGTCCCAACTACCTAAAGCCCCGCCTGAACCAGCAACATTACCATCTTCATCAAGTAACTTTAAAAATAATTTCTTGAACGTTGACATTAATAGTATTTATGCTACTATCTATTTAAATGTCTGATACATTAGATCAATATAATAACGAACTTAAAGAGCATTTAGTGTTGGATGAGTTTAATATTAAGGATGCTCAAATGAAGTTACCTGGTCGTAAACACTTATGGGTTGGTAGGTTAATGAGACATAAACAAGAAAAGAATAATCTAATTGCTAAAAAAAAGCAAATGGTAGAAAAACTCACTAAATCAATTCAAGAACAAAGTACTGTTAGACTTTCAGTTCCTGCTGCTGAAAAAGTAGCTTGGAACACCGAACCTATTAAAAAAATAAATTCAGAAATAGCTGAACATGAATTGTTAATTGAGTTCTTAGAAAAAGTTGAGAAAATTATGAGTGGTATAAGTTATGATATAAAAAATATCATAGAAATTCAAAAACTCGAAACAATGTAATGAATAAACCTAAACTAATTTTGTTTGATATTGACGGTGTA